GACTATTTCTGTTGGGAAATTTAATTCGGCCATAATTTTTATTTAGTGTAACTTTGTTGATTATAAATATTATAAGGGGAAAGTTCTTTAATTGGATTCTTTATCCTTTTATAACTTGTTTTGATGTTAATTTGTTTTCTAACTTATCTAATCGAGAATCAAGTTGCCTGTGAATCTCTTGAACTTCATGATCAATACGTCTTTCAGTGTTATCAATCCGTTGGTGTAAATCTCTTGTTTCGTTTTCAAGAGAACGTTCTGAATGTTGTGTTTTTGATTTTATGGAATTAATTATTTTAATTACAAAAAATGCAGCCACAACCTCAGCAATTACTAAGACTGTAACCATACCTAATACAAAATAAAATGTTGTCATAATTTTTTTAATTTAAATTGTTGAATGATATTAAAGAACTTTCCCTTATAATGCGATAATATAAAAAAAGAGCTTGGGGTTGCCAAGCTTATTTTAAATTTTCTAACAATATTTGTTTTACTTGCTTAATGTTATTATTTATGTCGTCTTCCCAAAATCTGAGTAGTTTGTATCCATTTTCTTGGGCCCATTCACTTTTAATTTGGTCATTTTTTATATTAATTTCCTGAGTTTTACAGACTGGGTTAGTATATATTTTAGGGTTGCAATGCCAAAAATCCCCATCGATTTCAATTAATATACCATAATCAGGGAGATAGAAATCAAATATTTTTTTTATTTGAGATGCAAAGAAAAAATGTTTATAGTTTATATCTAATACATCTAATAAAATTTTAAATTTTTCTTCTAGTTCTGAGGTGTGGTAATTGTTAGGGTCTTTTAGTATTCTTTGTATAGCGCTATTGCTCATTTTTTCACGAGTTTCTTCTGATTGTATTCTGCCTATACCAAATCCTTCAGGCTTTGGTTTTGATATTCCTTTAGCCCCTTTTGATATTTTGTTTCCTAACTCCGGATCTTTTCTAGCTTCTTTTATAGCATCTTTTATATAATCATATTCTCCAGAAGCAAATCTTTGTTTACGAGCGTTTGAAATAGCTTTAACTCGTTTTTCTGATTTGGGATTTCCCCATATTTCTTCAAATGTTTTATCTTTAAGTATTGTTTTTAAGTGTTTTTTATTATATGAAGGAAAATCAGCTAATACAGGATTATATTTCATTAATTCACCACACCCGCATTTGCAGGTGGGTTGGATGCCATTGTATTTAGTTTGAATTAAATAATTCTGTTTATTGAGTTTATGTTCATGTAGAACATGTTTAGCAAATTTAATTTTACTATCTGTTGTGTAATTGCAATAATAACATTTTTCCATAAAAAATCCTCTCCGTTTATTATAAATATACGAAGAGGATTTGAAAATGCAAACGGATGGCCTAAAAATTTAAAACACAATAATCAGGTTGGCAAGTTAGTGTAATATTAATAGCAGTATCAACTGTATCCCAACTGTAATCGCCAAAATTAGCAGTAGTAATCATAGCGCCTTTAATGATCCATTCAGATACAATATCACCTACAGGGCCTAGTACATCAAATGTTAAATCTTTTTTATAGAAATCAGAATAGCCGTCTCTACCAGTTACAGATTCGTGATGTAAACGTACCCACTCCATTACTGCTTGTGCACCAGAAGGAGTGATAGGATCAAATAAAGTAAATGTGATAGGACCCCAAGTAGTTTTACCTTTAACAAAACGTTGTACGTTAATGTGGTTTAAAGCTACTGAACCTTGGGTTAAATTCACATTACTTACACCTTTAATTTCATAAGCCGGAATACCATCAATGTACATGATGAATCGATTGGCCTGTTTTGGTTCAAAGGCTGTGAAAAATATTTCGTTTGGATCTAATACTGCCATGTTATATTATTTTATTATAAATATTATATTTTTAAAAATTTACGCAGGGAAAGTTGCGCCAGTTGGAGTAATGTTGAAGTCAAGGTAAATAAATTCAGCAGTTTTGGTTGGTTGAAGATAAATTTGACCTACCATCTGATTTCTATCTACTACATCTGGAGTGTTGTTTGAATCGTCCATTACTACCTTAAATGCATATAATCCCTGGCGTTGTTGTACTGATTCGAGGTATGGGTTTACTTGGCTTAAGAATGCATTTCTTGTTGCAATTGTATTTTGTTCAAATACTAAATTGTTTGCTACTTGAGAAATGTAAGACTTAAGGGCAATCAATAATCTACGAACGTTTACACGATCAAGAGCAGATGCTGCTGTTTGTAATGTTTTTTGTCCGTATACTACAACACCTTGGCCGGGGAATGTAGCAATTGGGTTAACTTTATTGCTATATAATGTATCTCTATCTGATTGAGATAATTTGCGTTCTGCTCTAATTACTCCTGCCAATCCACCTCTGTTAATACCTGCGGGGGCAAACCAAGGCTCGGCAACATTGTCGTTAAAGGCGTACACACCACCAATTAAGGTAGAAGCGGGAACCCAAACAAATTGTCCGGTATCAGGATCAATTACTTGCAACCAAGGCCAATATGAAGCAGCGTATGATGTGTTTCTACTTAAAGCTTGAGTAGTAATTGTGGATACAGTTTGATTATATGGTACTAAATCAAGTACATAAATATTATCTCCTCTATTTTGTGTATTGGATATAATACTAGTTACTTGAGATGATTGTAATGAATTGAATAAGCCCGGAGTTAATAATACATTAAATCTATAATCGTCTTGGTTAGACAATAGATTAATCATATTACCATAGCTGGCACTTGGAATACCTTGTGATCTGTTACCATCTGTAATAGCACTATAGTATTGGCCATTAGTAGACACAGACCCAATAGCATTATTAAAAGAACCACTAGCATTAATAGGTATAGAACTAGTAAATTGAGCTTTTGCTATTCCGTTATTGTCAAAATAACTCGGGGTTGGGTTATTAACAGCACTTACATAAACATATCTTGAGTTATTTGGGTAAGAACCAGTTACATCTAAATAATAGCTAGTTCCGGATGAAGCAAAATTTAATGCTTGATCACCAATTACTCTAGATACAAAATTAGGAGCTAACGGGTCCATAGACAAATTAGTCCATGTTTCTAATACAATAGGAGTATTGGTATTATCGTTTCCTTGTCTAATTAATAGATCAAAAGTACCAGAAGATGTATTAGAGTTTACAATTTGCCATCTTACATTATCTGCAGAACCACTTAATAACGAACCGGATACATCTAAACTAGAGCTACTGTTCATTATAATACCCTCAGAAATAGTCTTTAATACTAAAGCAGGTTGAGTAGTTGCTTGAGTACTACTACTAATGGCAGTACTAGTTGCTTCAGAAAAAGTACCACTTACTACTCTTGCTACCAATAATGTTTCACCACCATTGTTGAAATAGTTGTAAGCGGCGATTGAAGTGAAATATGTATAAACCTGTCCACCTGTTATAAATGTTGCTCCAAATTTATTTAAATAATCGGAATACGATGTAACGATAGTAGGTACTTCAACGGGTCCTTTAACTGTGGGGCCTATAATTGCGGCACCTACTGTTACAGGTTGTTGGGTAATAAACGATTGATCATTTTCTCTTGCTAAAACGCCCGGAGATATTAAAGTTTCTGCCATGTTTATATAGTTTTTTGTTGACTATAAATATGGCGGGGTTTTGTAAAAATTAATTCTCTGTACTAGAAGGAATAAATTCTCCTGTTTCTGGGTTTATAGAGCCAATTCCGTATTTATTTGTAATTGTTTGGACAAATTCTTGTTCTTGTTTTTGAAGATCTGTTAAAAACTGTTCTGTTTTAGCTCTTCTTTGTTCTAGAGAGAATTTAGCAAATTCAATTTGGCCCAATTCTTCAATAACGGTTTGACCGTTTTGTTGTAATTCTTTTAGCGTAGCTAATTCTTCTTGTGTTAATTTTTGATTTTCCATAGATTTAATTGTTTGTTATAAATATTATATTTTTAAAAATTTATCAATAGATTCGATTACTTGTTCGGGCTTGATTGATTTTGTACATTCGAATTGACGAGGAGTATTTTTATGATCAGGACACCATTCCCAATCCCCTGCATCTAATCTGTGTCTGTTAAAACACCCAGTACATACATTATGTTCTAAAGGATATATTCGTTCACAATCTTGAAATTCAGTGTATGGATAACTAAAACCAGAAATTAAAATAGTAGGAGTATTTAAAGCCCAAGATATCCAACTTAACCCGCTTCCCATACCTATAAATAAAGCAGCATCACGAATATCAACCAT